GCGATGCGAGCACCGGCGATGACGGTGCGGATCAGGTTCTTGTCAGCCGCATAGGCGAGAGCACGACCGATCTCCTTCGAGTAAGTCGAACGGACATCGTAGTGATTCTTCATATCGTCAATGTCGGCAACGAAGCACGAGCTGAGGAGAATGTCATCGATGTAGATGATCTTCTCGTTGTGGCGGAGCCTCGACAGGTACTTGGCCGAGCCGGTATCGGTAGCCGTACCAGTTGCGAAGGTTGAAGCAGAAGCGCCAAGGTAGCCAGTGCTTGCACCCGTGGAGAGCACGGACTCACCCGGAGTGTGGTAGGCAGCCGTAGCAACGCCGGTGACGGCAAAGGTAGCCGACTTGCCGCTGCTGATGGTGCGAACCTTGGTCAGGGGAAGCATGAGGTTGGCTTCCTCGAAGACCGAGATGATCTCGCCGCTGAAAACCTTGAGAAAGAGTGCGTCAGCGTCGTTGGCCAGATTGACCTGACCAATACGAGACGGAGTGGTCTGAATGGGCATTGATGTTTCCTAGAAAGAGTTGCGTGTACAAGTCTTGACCTGTAGGCGCTACTCTTGAGGTTATCCCACGCATGGGGCCGCAACTCGCCACCCGTTCCATCCGTCAAGAAGATGAAACTTCCTTAGACTCGTCTTCATCAACAAATCGAGGAGGAACGCAGTACCAGCCCTCTGGAATGACAACGGTGTTGTCACTGAGGGTCCACTCTCCGTTGATCAGCAGATACACCTTGGTCTTGCAGTTCGGTCCCACCCTGATCGGGCTTGCTTCGGGAATGAACACGGCTCTGCTGCACCCACTGGCGGATCCGAGAACCAGCACGACGAAGAAGAGAAGGATTGCGATCAGCGGATACCGCAGTGCGGGTGAATTGATAAGCCCGTACAAGCGACTCAAGGACACCGATGATGAGGGCCTTGACCAACCCATTCACTTAGCCCCCGCGCTTTCGCTGGTCACATTGTTGTCGCGAGCAAAGATCAGGCCGATTCCAGCCATGACCGCGCTGGCGGTGACCGCAATGTCGATGGTCGTGTTCGGATCGTTGTCAAAGACGGCGGTGAGCGCGGATCCGATTGCAGTGAGAATTGCGGCAACGCCGGTGACGGTGGTCTTCCAAGAGTTCATGTGTGCTCCTTAGCGGGAATTGACATTCAGGATATTGCTGTTCTTCAGGCGATTCTCGATGTCACGCCGATATGCCGGATCCTTGTGATATCGAGGATCCTTCATTGCCGAAGTCAGCTCGGCAACGCTTCGGAATGTCCCGCCGGAAGGACCAATGGTGTCGCCTTGGACGAGCTTGGACGGAGACCCGTTGCTCTGCGAGAAGCGAGCCTGAAGCCCGCGAACGGCCATCTGCATCGAGGCAGGGTTTCCCTGCTCCATGATGGCGTTGAAAGCCTCGATCTCCTGCTCGTCCAGCGATTCAGAAGCCCATTCCAGCATGGAGTTGTACTTCTCCTCTCCTCCGGCAATCGAGTAGATCTGCTGGGTCTGCTTCTCGGTGATGGCGTTGAGTCCATCAAGGTAGTTGCGAACCACATTCTCGGGGATCCCGTTGGATGCGAGCTTCGTAATGCTCTCTTCGCTGAGGCTGCCGTTTTCGGCGTATTCCTTGGAGAAGGAGTCGAAGTCCAATGTCCCCCGAGTACCGGCGTCAGCCTGTGGAATGCTCTTTGGCTTTTCCGCAGGGGTTGAGAAACGCCTCTCCAGCTCGGAGTATGCCTTGGCAAGATCCTCGGGGGACTTGAACTTCTCCGGAAGCCATTCAGGACGATCCTCGGGTGCGGGGTTCGTCTGTGCTTCCGTCTCCTCCCGAATTGCCTGTTCCATGGCAGTGTCGGGGGGAGCTTCCTTTGTGATGGTGATTGACTGGTGGTTGCTCATTGTGCGTTCTTCATGTTGGCCTGAAGGACCTTGCCGCCCTCAGCCATTGCCTGATTTCCATGCTGTGCAAGAAGCTGCATCTGCATGGCCTGTTGCTGCTCCATCTGGAGCTGCTCCTCGGACTTTACCAGACCGGCGGTGTCGATTCCAAGGGAAGCTGCCCGCCTGTTGAGATATTCACGAACATCGATGTACTGCTGAATCATCTGCGGACCAAGGATCTGACCGATTCCCTGTAGGTAGATATCCAGCCTGTTGAGATCGTTTCCACGACCAAGAGCATCGATTCCGGTGACGATGGTCGGAGTGACGAAATCCTTGGGGAGCTTCGGCATCCGCTTGGTCTTGGTGAGTCGATCAATGACCCGCCCAACCAGAGGAAGTTGAAACTCCTGCGAGAGGATGGAGTAGATGCCTCCAAGCTGACGCTCGATGCTCTGGGTGACCAGTCGGACTTCTTCCGCCGTGACGCGCTCGGCGTTGCGAATGGTCGCCTCGGTCAGCAGGAATGCATAGCTCAGTCTTTCGGAGATTCCCTGAGCCGTGGACAGGGCGACCTGAAGATCGGCCCCCTTGTTCGCCTGAAGCACCGTGACATCCGCAGCATTGCCCTCCCGGATGGCCCCATTGGGAGCCTGAGCCAGCGTCTTGGCCCTCGTGGTTCCGGTCGGATTCACGAGGAACAGAAGCTTGGCTGAGGCTGCTGCGGCCTCCACGATGCTCTTGGACAGGCTTTCGAGGGAGATCAGGTCTCCAAGATACTGCTCGACATAGGAGCGTCCATAGTCTTCTCCGTCCACCCGGTTCATCCGCAGGGCTAGGAATGGGCTCTGCTCGATCGGGTAGGTTCCATAGGAGTCTGGAACAATCTCTCCCTCGACCTCCTGATACACCTCGACCCGGTCCCGCATCCGATGGCAACAGGTGTAGATGTCCACCGTGTTGTCGTGGTTGCACATACAGGACTTGACGAAAGGCTGGATTTCCTCTGGGAGCATGGCCGGAGCCACGGTCTCCTTGATGATGATCTTCTTCGCATTGCCCATTGGATCGCGCTTGACCACGAATCGATCCAGCTTGATCACGCGCATTGGACCATCGTCGGGAAAGTAGAGGACAACGGATCCACAGACGATCAGCTGCTTGATGGCCTCAAACAGGCTGCTGCGGATTCCCTGTGACTCGATTTCCTTCTGAACCCTGCGCTCAAGCTCGGACAGGCTGGTATCCACCTCGGCCTTTGCGTTTGGAGAAAGGGCCATGAGCCTGTTCTGCGCCTTGGCGTCGAGCACAAAGCGGAAGAACGGGGCATTCGGTGGAAGCAGGGACAGAAGCAGGGCACTGGCTAGGTTGTTGACTCCACGAGCTCCGACAGACTGGTATGGCGTCGGCAGCCGCTGGGCGGATTGATCGCCATCGTCGGTCATCAGGTGGGGCAGGGTCAGCCTTGAGCAGTCACGCGCCCGCTGCAAATAGGAGTAGCGGCCATTCTCCATCTCGCTGTAGGCCGACTTTGCGGTGTGCATGGATCACATCCCCGGCACATTCGTGCCAGTCTGAGGAATGGTCAGGGCTCGCTTGCCCTTCTTCTTGTAGCCAACCTGATCGATCATCCGTGCCCGAGCAGGAGTGCTCTGGATCATCTGGTTGATCTGGGGAGCAATCTGCGGAGCAGGAGGAAGGGTGACTGGAGTTGCAGTTGACTGGTACTGCGGACCACGGCTACCTCCACCAAAGCACATCAGGACACCTCATTCTGTTCGTTGAAGACCTCGCGAAGCATTCGGACAACAGCCCGTTTGCCCGCGTAATAAAAGATGTCCCGCTCGCTCATGTCGAGATCGGGACACTTTTCGGGGAGCATCCGTTCAAGCCTCTCCAAGAGACTGAATGGAACAGACGGAAATTCGCCGTCCTTAGATTCATTCAAGGAAGAATCCTCCTGAGGCTTCCTTCTCCTTACGCTCGGAGTGGATTGCGTAGAAAATCACGATGTAGTTGATGACATCGAGGACGGTGTCGAGAACCTTCTCATCGGATACTTCGTATTTGAGGCTGGAATCAGCAAGGGTGTTGAGGCGGGAGATCTTGTCGCTGAGACGGACAAGTACACCAGTCTCGGTCTTGCATAGTCCCAGTTCCTCGCACTTGGTGAAGTTGAGGAAGGCGTGAGTCGCATCCTTACCGCCGCTGTAGTCATGGTTCTTCTTTCGGGAAAGCTCACGGGCCTGATCGCACAGCTTCTGGTGAAGTTCCATCAGTTCTTCGCGGGTTGCCATAGTCGTACCTTTCTGCTGTCCCAGTCGTACTCGTCCATCCGGAGAATCCGGGCCATCCTTGCCTGATTCACCGCGAACTCTGCGGTAAATCCGTTGGCGACAAACGCATCTTCAACCTCCTGCCAAGTTCCATGCTTCAGGATCTTTGCAGCAGTCACGGGGCCGACGCCTTCAAGTCCGGGATATCCATCGGCCTTGTCTCCGGTCAGGGTCTGCAACAGCCAGTTCCTGTCGGCTTCCTCGGAATTCACGAAGGTAAATGCGTCGTGATCCGGGTTGTAGATCCACCCCGGGATTGTCTTGAAGTCCTTGTCGGTGGAGATGATGAGGGAAGTGAGGCCACGGTGGTTGTCTCTGGTGTGGCACAGGCCGATGAGATCGTCAGCCTCGATGCCGTCCTCGACCATGCAGTGGTACTTCTCGTCAAGCATCTCCTTCAGGGCTTTGAATCCAGCG